AGATTATATTTGTGTTTGTGGACTTGAAATTGAAGAGGAAGATAAATAATGACTAAATTATGTCCAAGAGGTAAGGCGGCAGCAAAGCGAAAATTTAAAGTGTATCCGTCAGCATATGCAAACGCCTATGCATCAAAAGTTTGTGCGGGTAAAATCAAAGACGATAGAGGCACAAAGAGAAAAGATTTTAGAGGTCCCAAGCCCGCAGGTAAAGCAGACGGCGGCATCATAGACTTTAACAAAATATCTCAAGATCGTAAAAAGGTTTCACAATTTAACAAAGGCGGAGTGGCTAGAGGTTGTGGGGCTGTTATGGCAAGCAAAAGAAAATCTACCAAGATGGCGTAATGGCTAAACCAGGGTTAAAAGAATGGTTCAAGCAGGATTGGAGAGACATAAGCACTCGAAGAAAAGATGGTAGTTTTGCTAAGTGTGGTAGATCAAAACAAAAAAAAGACGCTAAACGAAAATATCCCAAGTGTGTCCCCGCAGCAAAAGCTGCACGAATGACTAAGGGGCAAATCAAATCAGCAGTTTCAAGAAAAAGATCAAAGGCTCAAGGGGTAGGTGGTAAACCAACTAATGTAAAAACTTTTGTAAAAAAAAAGAAAACATGATGCAACAACAAGATCCGAGACATAATCAATGGTAAAAAAAGTTAAAAAAGTAGTTAAACAGTTAGCTAAGGCATCACGGTTACATAAAGCGCAATCTAATATTTTAAAAAAACATTTAAAAAGTATGACTAATGGAAAAAAAAAGAGATCCTAAAGAGGGCACAGGAAAAAAACCAAAAGGTTCTGGAAGGAGACTATATACAGATGAAAATCCAAAAGACACTGTTCGTATTAAATTTGCTACTCCGACTGATGCGAGGAAGACTGTCTCAAAAGTTAAAAAAGTCAAAAAACCCTTCGCCCGCAAAATTCAAATCCTTACTGTAGGTGAGCAAAGGGCTAAAGTAATGGGTAAATCTCAAGTGGCTAACATATTTAAAAAAGGTAAGGAAAGCATAAGAAGACAGCACGGTGTCAAGAAAAAAACTAGCACAAAAAATAAAAGATGATGTTATAAATTGGTCTAAGACTGTTTTAGAACCAATTAATAAACACATAGGTTTTCCAGCTTGCCCCTTCGCTGCTAAATGGAGAAAAGATAAAAAGCTTCGAATAGAAGTTCGTATGGACAAATCTAAATACGAAAAACAATTAACTTCTGTTTTGAAATCCTGGAATAAAAAACAACACGATATTATAATTTATTGTGATCCTTTTTTTGAGCAATACTCTCCTTTACAATTTCAAGTTAAAATAGATTTTTATAATAAAATATATAACAAAAGAGATGTCTACTTTATGGGTTTTCATCCTGAGAATCCTGCTAATCCGGATGAACAAGAGTTTTTAGTGGACCCAACTAATGAACCAGTTCAGCACGGAGAACTAGAATATTCTATGATGTTAATACAAAAATTTAAACAGTTGTATGAAGCAAGTTGCAAACTACATAAGATAGGTTATTATGAGAAATGGCCTAAAGAATACTACAATGAGGTGGTAGCTGAAAGGCAACATACGTATGAAAAACTTTTTAAAAAGGGAGTAAAGTCATGATGGCAAAAAAGAAACAAGTAATGAAGAAAGGTGGCATGGCCAAGAAACGTGGCGGTGGCATGATGCAGAAAAAAATGGGTGGTGGCATGATGAATGTTCGACCTAGAAAAGCTATGGCTATGGGCATGAAAGATGGTGGTATGCCTAAAAAGAAGTCTGTTGTTAAGAAGAAACGTGGCGGCAACATGGCCAAGAAAAAACAAGTCGCTAAAAAACGTGGCGGCGGAATGATGAAGAAAAAATAATTTATGGCTACCTCGAATACAACCACTTTTAATTTAGAAATAGATGAAGTCATTGAAGACGCTTATGAGCGTTGCGGTGTGCAGACTAGATCTGGCTATGATCTTAAATCAGCTAGAAGAAGTTTAAATATTCTATTTTCTGAGTGGGGTAATCGGGGTATTCATTTATGGAAAGTAACAAACCAAACATCTAACTTAACTGCTGGAACAACTACTTATACTGCACCAAGTGATGCGTCAGATGTTTTAGAAATGACTTTTAGACAAGTCTCTTCAGGCACAACCACTGACACGACTATGACTAAAATATCTAGGTCTGAATACCAAGCTCTACCTAACAAGTTTTCTCAGGGACAGCCTAGTCAATATTATATTAAGAGAAATTTATCTAATGTTGAAATAAATTTGTATCAAACACCTAATACAACAGATACACAAATAAATTATAACTACATAGGTAGAATACAAGACGCAGGAGCTTACACAAATGATCCTGACGCTCCGTTTCGATTTTTACCTTGTATGGTTTCAGGGTTAGCTTTTTATCTATCTCAAAAGAAAAATCCTCAAGCCACTCAATCATTAAAACTTTATTATGAGGATGAATTACAAAGAGCATTAACTGAGGATGGTCAAAGATCCTCTGTCCACATAGTGCCTCAAAATTATTACATAAGCGGGTCTTAAAATGGCAACATTTGCTACAGGTAAATATGCTATCGCCATATGTGATAGATGCGGACAACAATATAAATTTCATCAACTAAGACAAGAGTGGAACGGACTAAAAACTTGTCCTGAGTGTTTTGAAACAAAGCATCCTCAATTAGAGCCATCTTATCATAGTGCAGATGCACAGGCTTTGCCTTGGGCTAGACCTGCTAGACAGGAGCCAATGACTGTTTTTGTTGGAGCACCAGGGGACTCTGCATTTCAATCAAATGGAATGCAGCCTGCTGATCAAAGCAGAGAGTTGCTTATTGGTTCAAGTATTGGTAAAGTGACTGTGGTGATATCATGAATTATTCAGAGCTTTTAGACAATGTTAGAAATTATACAGAGGTTACAAGTGATGTATTATCTAACTCTGTAATTAATGTTTTTATAACTAATGTAGAAAATAAAATTGCAAGGCAAATGGACTCTGATGATCAGAGGAGATACGCTACCACAACTTTTGAAGCTAACAACGCTTTTCTAGATGTGTCGGGACCTGAAGGTGGTTTTAGATTTGCTAGGGGATTACAATTAGTTGAAACCGATGGGACTAGAACTTGGCTTGACCAAAGAGACGCTACTTTCATGGACGAATATTCTCCTGAGAGATCAACCACTGATACTAATTTTACGGGTAAACCAAAGTATTGGGGTAATTGGGATGCTACAACTTTAATAGTTGCACCCACTCCAAACGCAGCTTACACCGTTGAAATGTGGTATGACGAAACTCCTCAAAGATTAGGAAATGGTTCTTCAGGAACTACAACAACAACTTTTATATCAAATAATGCTCCCGAAGTTTTATTATATGGAACTTTATCAGAGGCTTATTCATACTTGAAAAATCCACAAGATATGCAATTATACGAAGGTAAGTACCAAGTAGCTCTGCAGGATTTTGCACAAGAGCAGATGGGTCGTAAACGTAGGGATGAGTATCAAAATGGTGTGTTACGAATCCCAATTAAATCGCTAACACCATAAAGGGAGTAAATAAAAATGGCAATAAATCAAGCAGTCTGTGCTTCATTTAAACAGGAGTTATTGGCAGGGGATCACGATATTGATAATGATACAATCAATCTTGCTCTCTACACCGATTCTGCAACTTTAAACGGAAACACAACAGCATTTTCAGCAACTAACGAAGTTCCGAACTCAGGAACATACGCAAGTGGTGGAGCAACATTAACAAGTCCAACCATTGGTTTAACTAAAACAAGTGCAACAGCATCAACAGCTTTTGTTGATTTTGCAAATGTAAGTTTTACTTCAGCAACTATTTCAGCTCAAGCAGCATTGATCTATAACAGATCATCAAGTAATACAAATGCAGCTATCGCAGTTTTAGATTTTGGTGCAGTAAAGACATCAACCAACGGTACATTTACAATCGCATTTCCAACTAATGATGCATCAAGTGCTATATTAAGATTATCTTAATATAGAGGAGCCTTACCATGGCAGATGCTTGGGGTGAAAATAATTGGGGCGAAGGTGCGTGGGGGCAACAAAGCTCAATTACAGTTACCTTATCAGGTGTCTCCTCTACATTTGCATTAGGCACTGAGTCCGTTGTTGCTGATAGTTTAGTAACATTAGACTCTCTACAAGTTACTTCAGCGTTAGGCACTGCAGCAGCCGAACAAGAATCTATATTCACCTTTACTGGTGTTTCATCTACATTTAGCTTAGGCACAGTAAGCATAGAAGAGGGCGCAGGAGTTACTCTTGCAAGCTTATCTATGGCATTTACTGCAGGGGACGAAACAGCGTCTGGAACAGTTGATGCTGGTTGGGGTAGATCTACATGGGGATCTTTTGCATGGAATGAGAATATAACACAAGAAGTTAGTGTTACAGGCGTTGCAATGTCAACGTCTCTTGGGACGACAACACAATCAGTTGGTACGGGTGTAATTGTATCCGCAACTGGTCTAGATATGACAAGTGCCTTAGGCACGACATCTCAAACAGGAACAGCATTACAAACACTTGACAGTTTAACGATAGGTGCCGCTTTATCTGGTGCTTCAGGTATTGCTGGTGAGGGTAACGTGGGAGTTATAGCCCCTTCTGATCAATTAGACTTTGCAATTGGTACCCCTGTCATTGACATCTTTACACAAGTAGATCCTGTTGGTGTTTCTGCAACTGCATCATTAGGGACTGCTGTGGCAGAGGCAGATGCATTAGTAACCCTTGGTAGTTTATCTAGTAGTTTTTCATTGGGCACAGAGACAGTAGAGGTAGGCACAGGTGTCATAGTTTCTTTGTCTACAGTGGCTTTATCTTTTGCTACAGGCACGGAAACAGCGACAGGTGAAGCAATAGTGGATGTTACCGGGCTGACCATGACATCGGCTCTAGGCGATCCATTTAGCACCCCTTGGGCTAATGTGGTTACAGGAGCAACTAATACTTGGACTGAGGTAAACGCAGCATAAAAGGTGTTGCTTGAATAATAAAAAAAGATATATTTTAGAGAGGTACAAACATGTCAACATACTCAGATAGACTTAAATTAGAACTTATGGCAACTGGCGCAAACGCCAATACATGGGGTACAAATACCAATAACAACTTAGAAGTTCTAGATGCTTTTGCAGCAGGATATTTATCTAAATCTGTAGCGGGATCTTCAAATATTACCCTTACTACAGCCAATGCTTCTGACACTGCTGAATCTTCTAATAAAGTTATTGAACTCACAGGTGCTTTGACAGGTGACATCGTTGTTTTTATTCCAGCGGTGGAAAGTGAATATTTATTTTTTAATAATACAACAGGTTCTCAAACTTTAACTATAGCAGCTACAGGGCATACAGCTAATGGTGCTTTAGTAACACAGGGTGCATACTCAAGAGTTTACTGTGATGGTTCTTCAAACTTTAATGTTGAAGTATCAACTTCTTTATTAGGAACTACTACTTTTAAAGATACTGTTACTGCTGGTGGTGGTAATATTATTCTTAGAACTAATGGCGCGGTGTCTGCCACAACATATACAGGTAGTGGTGCTAATCTTACTGACATCGAGGCTTTTCCCTCTGGAACAAAACAGCTTTTTTATCAAGCATCTGCACCAACTGGTTGGACACAAGACACAACTGCTGCATTAGGTAATGCTGCCTTGAGAGTTGTCGTTGGTACAGGTGGAGGCACCGGTGGTTCAGATACCTTCCAAACAGTGTTTAGTGGTTCTAAAGCTACAGAGACAAAAGATTTACCTGTTAGTGGATCATTAACAGGAAGTGTAGGTGCACATACTTTATCAACACCTCAAATACCAAGTCACCAACACAAAATAACTCAGTTTGCACCACCAGGTCAAAACCCTAGTCCTGCAATGAGTTTTGGAACTGGAATTTTTGTTCAAAGAAGAGCAGAGGCTTTCAATCAAACTTTTCATCCTCAGGGATCCTTTCCTTTCCAAGGCGGTGGTGGTTCTCATACTCACCCATTTACAGGTAGTTTATCTAGTGCAAGTGCACCATCAGCTTCTTTCTCAGTTCCAGCGATGGATGTCAAACACGCAAACGTGATTGTAGCCGCTAAAGATTAATGCCAATATTTGATCCTGATGGGATGTGTCCTCTTCTTAAGAAGAAGTGTATAAAACATCGTTGTATTTGGTTCAATATGTTACAAGGTAAACACCCTCAATCAGGAGTTGACGTACATGAATGGGGCTGCTCTATAGCTTGGTTACCTCTTCTTTTAGTAGAAAATTCAAGAAATACAATGGGAGTTCAAGCAGCGACAGAATCATTTAGAAATGAAATGGTTAAGTCTAACAATGTTATGACAAAGGTTCTAGCTCATAGTGGTGACGCTAAAAAAGCTATTAATGCTGCTGGTTCAATATTTGAAATGATTCACGGGCATCAAGATGCCCTTGCTCAAGGACACCCTGAACTAGAGGATGAAACAATTAGACAATTAAGCAATAATAAGATAAAAGTTAAGAAGAAGCCTAAAAAGGCAACTACTAAAAAGGTGAAAAAAAATGGCAACGACCGTAAATAATACAACAGTTCAAACTAGAATTTCAATTCTTTTCGATGCAGATGAAAACATTTCAAATCCTAATGATGGACCTGCTGCAGGAACTGGTAACACTGAATCAGACGTTTACTTAGATGATAACGTACAACTTAATTTAAGATCTCATACAGAGATTGATTCAAGTATTCACGCTCTACAATGGGATGCTACAACAAATACTGGAATAATTGAATATACAGACACAAGAGACAACGAGTCTATATCTTCTTTTCCTCAATGGGCAACGAACGTTGTTATAAGAGCAGAGGCTCAAGATACCTGGCAAACAACTTTTGACTCTACTTACGCAAGTCAAACAGATGCAGGAGCGGATGACGCTACAGCATCAACAGCCGCAACCACGGCTGCCAATACAGCGAGAACAGATTATCTCACTGCACACAGTATTACTTACTAAGTTTCTGTGTATAAACAAAAATGAAAGAATACGTTTTAGAAATAAAAAAATTAATACCAGAATCTTTTTGTAAAAAGATAATAGCTTATTTTGATAAAGACCTTGGTGAAGCAAGAATCGTAGGTGGTAAAGATAAATTAATTAGAAATTGTAATACAAAGTCTGTAATGCATACCGCTACACTTGGAGAGAAAATTTGTTCAAATTATATTCAACAAAAGGTTCTTGATTGTAAAGATTTCTACGCTTCAAAATTTAAATATTTAAATGTTTCAAAAATATCATCTTGTGACATTTTAAAATACGAACATAATGAATACAAAGCAGGTTATACATTTCACACTGATATGGGTATATCAGTGAGCGAAAGACAAATTTCTGTATCAATTTGTTTAAACAATGATTTTGAAGGCGGAGAGTTTGTGTTTGACTTTAAGGACGAAAAATATCAGTTTCCTCAAAACGTAGGAGATGCTGTTGTTTTTCCGTCAAACTTTATGTTTCCTCATCAAGTAAACCAAGTGACTCAAGGGACCAGATATGCTATCGTGGCTTGGTTAATATAATGCAACCTATCTTTATAAAAGAATTTTTACCAAAAGAGATATTAACTGTTGTTCATAATTATTGTTTATTAAAATATCAAAACCCTGAGTATTTAAATAACGATAGTCAAACTCAATCTTTTGTTGGGGAACACGGCGACTATTTAATGGAAGCTTTGATGGATCTAAGCACCCCTGTTATAGAACAAAACGTAGGCAAAAAATTATGGCCTACCTATACTTACTTTAGAATTTACGATAAGGGATCTGATTTAAAAACTCACACAGATAGATCGTCTTGTGAATTTACGGTCGCCTTATGTTTAGCATCTGATCCTGTTGATCAGCCTTATGAAATATTTATTGGAGAGAGAGATGAAACATCTGATTATAAATATTACAATCAAGAAAGTAAAAAATATGAAAGATTAAAAATAGATCATAAATTTCCAATGATTAGAAATAATGCAGTTATATTCAAAGGCATGGAAAAACTACATTGGAGAGAATACTGTGATTTAGATCATTACATGACCGTTTTTTTACATTATGTAGATCAAGAGGGGCCTTATAAAGAGCACAAGTATGATGGAAGACATCAGCTTGGTACAAGAAACAGAAAGTAAATTGAAAAAAATTCTATTTAAAATTAGAATTGGTTTAGGTTTAGGAGATGTGTTTTGTGCTTCAGGTGCCTTAAAAAAACTTACTGAAAAATTAAACACTAAAGTTTTTGTCGAAACAGGACAACCCTCTGTCTTTGAGGATCAGCCTCATGTAATCAAAGCATTCAGAGGAGCATATGATTATTTAGACATTGATCTTGAAAATCTTTACAAAAGTTTTGACAGCATTTATGTGGCTGACTACTACAACGAAAATCATTTAAAATCTAAAACAAATATTGTAGAGGCTTATTGTGAATCAGTAGGGGTTGAGACAACTTCTTTACCCTATCTCTTAGTAGATGAAAACAAGTTTAGTAATTTTAATTTTGTAGATGAGGATTATATTTTTGTTGCTTTGTCTGACAAAATAAAACCTTTCATTAGTGAAATAGGTTCATCAAAACATCTTTCTAATAATTATTGTAAAGATTTGATAAGTGCTATTCAAAACAATTTTCCTAATTATAAAATTATAGATATTGACAGTTTAAATCCAAACATACATGACAAGAAAGAACTACTTTACATCGCTATGAAAGCAAAAAGTTTTGTAGCGGTAGATGGCGGAATGGTGCATATAGCCTCTAATCAACCAACTTTTAAAAAAGGAGTTTGTTTATATCGCACACAAAGTTGCGTTGATTCTTTTGGATACAAAGAACAAACAAATCTTATATCTGATACTCCTCTAATAGGGCCATACGTGCCAATAGAAAAAATTATTGATGAACTTAATAAAAATGTTAACTGAAAAAATATTATTTAAAGAGTCTATGTATCACACTAAGTACACGGGGGACAGAAACGTTATAGATAAACACATAGAGCACATATTGTTTTTTGATAAAGGCAGAGTGTCTAGTAACAATGGAGGATATCAAAGTCACGACATTACATTTGGTTTTAAGGAGCTTATTGAATTTTCACAAAAATGTTTAGAGGAACTAAAAGGGGGTATGACTTTTGGAAACTTTTGGTTGAATATTAATAAAGGAAACGATTTTAATCACGAGCATATACATGAATTAACTGGAGCCTCTGCTGTTTATTATCACAAGACTTGTTGTGATAAGGCTCCCATATATTTTAAACATTTAGTACCTCAGATTATAGAGAACACGGTTGAGTTTATACCACAAGAAGGTGACATAATTTTTTTTCCGTCATATCTGCCACATGGTGTTAGAGCGTGTGGTAATCTTAACCATGAAAGAGTATCAATAGCAATGAATTTTAATGATAGTTACGAGTAATGAAACCATTACCTTTACTTACATTTAGTTTTATAGATTGGCTTGAAGATCAAGACACTAAAGAAAAAACATTAGTTGAGTTTGGTTGTGGAGAGTCAACAATATATTTTAGTAAAAGATTTAAAAAGATTATAACATACGAAGATGATGATTATTGGATACATTTTATTAATTCTCATAATTTAAATAATGTGGAAACAAAAGTTTTTAAACAAGGTTTTTATAAAAATGATTTAGAACTAATAAAAAATGCAGATTTTATTTTGATTGATAATCACCCGCATGAAACCAATAATAGATTATACACCGCAGAAGTTTTAATGGAAAAAATAAATTATCAAAATACTTTAATTTTAGATAATGGTAATCTAAATGCGTACGCTTATTTTTACTTAAAAAGCAAATATGAGAAGTGTAAAGATTTTATAGGTAATGATCGTCAAGGGCCAGGAGCGGTGACCTCCGTTTTCAATGATAGAAAATAATTTTATAAAAATAAAAGAAACCTTAGTTTATAAAAATAAACTAGAGCCTGAGGTTTGTAATTTAGCTTTAGAGTTTATTAAACATAAACAGGATAAATTTATTCATAAAAGTTGGGATTGTGATCTTAGAACCTCTATAAACCTCACACACAATATTCTAAATGTTGAAGAATTAAGAAATTTAAAATTTAATATTATGCATCACATAGAAAACTACATGTTTCAAACAAAAAAGTTTTACGAAGGATATATAAGTGACTCATGGATTAATATTTATGAGAAGAATTATTATCAAGAGTTTCACGATCACACTAGTGATGTCCACAAATGTATTAGTGGTGTGGCATATCTTACTCATAAAAACTCAAATATTATTTTTGATACCTTACATGCTAAGCCTTTTACGCCTCAGTTCGCAGATATTGTAATATTCGAGGATGATATGCTTCATAGGGTTAAGTCTAATGAAGAAGAATTGAGAATAAGTTTAGCTTTTAATTATAGAAAATGTGTCTCATGGTATGGGATAAAAGAAACAAATAAGGAGAAAACAAATGATTAAACCAGAAGAATTAAAAGATAAAAACTTTAAGGTGTTTTTAGGAATGCCTATGTATGGAGGTATGTTATCTGAAGCCACACTACATGGATTATTAGAGTTACAACAATGGTCAATTTCTGCGGATAAAAATGTTGCTATGCGAATACAAACCATGGGTAATGAAAGTTTAATTACCCGCGCAAGAAATACCATAGTTTCTATGATGATGGATCAGAATGATTTTGTAGCCACACATCTTTTGTTCATAGACGCAGATATTGGTTTTACATGGCAAAATGTTGAAAGATTATTATGTGCCGACAAAGATATAGCTTGTGGAATATATCCAAGAAAGCATATCTATTTAGAAAAAATAAAAAAAATTTTAGAGGAAAATCCAGACGCATCACCAGACGATATTGAAGCTAGAGCTTTAGGGTACAATGTTAATTTTGATGACCCCACTAACTTGAAAGGAGAAAATGGTTTTTTTAAAGTAAACGAGGCTGCTACAGGCATGATGCTTGTAAAGCGGGAGGTATTTAGAAAAATGTTTAAAAAGTTTCCTGAGAGAAAATATGAGTCTGATCAAATTGTAAACGGAGGAGCATATAAGTCGGATAACTGTTATGACCTATTTGCTGTTGGTCCCTATCAGACTCTTGATCAAAAAAGATATTTATCTGAAGATTATTATTTTTCTAGACTGTGGACAGAGGAGTGTGGTGGAGAGATTTGGGCCGACTTAGGTATGCCCTTGACTCACTTTGGTAATAGAGCTTTTAAAGGTCATGTTGGAACTTTAGTTGCTAAAAAAGAATGACAGACTTACAAATTGAAGTATCTGAATTATTTTCTACTTCTATATATACTTGTAAGGTAGACGATAATTTTTGTGATGCCTTAAGTCAAAAAGTTATTAGTGATAAAGATTCTTGGCAAAAAGGTTTAAAAAACGTAGACGCATTAAGCAGTGGGTGGGACGGCTTAGATAAATATGAGGAGTTGAAAAATATTAGCAATTGGATCTCACAATCAATCTTACCACAGATAGGACAAGCTCAAAATTGGAAGTATAATAATTGGTGGTGTAAATCAGCTTGGATAAATTTTTACGAAAAAGGAGATACCGCTAAACTACATAATCATAAATTTATGGATTACTGTGGTATATTAATACTCAAACCTGGAAACGGTAATTTGGTGTTTGTATCATCAGACGTGGTGATGGATAATGTAAGACCTTTTCAAACCATTGAAAATCAAAAAGTTAATGAAAAAAAAGGAACTTTAATACTTTTTCCTGATCATATGTTTCATCAAGTTATAGATTGCGAAAATCAAAGAATATCGGTTGCTTTTAATTTTGTAAATGATGTACATTCTGTTGATGAAAGTAAAAAATAAGTTATATTTACACCATGCCTTTAGTAAATTTTAGACCAGCCCCTGGTATTAATAAGGAAGTCACTGACTATACAGGTCAGGGTAAATGGACTGATGGTGACATGGTGCGTTTTTTTCAAGGATCTGCACAGAAAATAAAAGGGTGGGAGAGGTTTCTCTCCACAACATTAGTGGGTGTAGTTAGAGATCAACACGCTTGGATTGCTCTTGATGGCACAAGATACAACGCATTTGGCACTGATAGAAAGCTCTATGTTTTTGAAGAAGGTAGGGCCTATGATATTACTCCTATTAGAGAAACACAGGCCTTAACTAATCCATTTACCACTAACGCCACAACATCCGTTGTTGTTACCGATGCAGGTCACGGAGCAGCTCAAGGAGACTTTGTTACCTTTGATTCTTTTTCTGCTATAGACGGATTAGATATGAACAAAGAGTTTGAGGTTACATCTGTGGCAAATACAGATGCCTATGTTGTAACCACTACATCGGCTGCATCAGGATCCACATCTGGTGGTGGAGGTTCAGGTAATGCTAAATATCAAATATCTATTGGTCCTGAGCTTTCTACTTCAGCTTTTGGTTGGGGCACAGATACATGGGGTTCAAGCACCTGGGGCACACCTTCTACAACATCAAATGTGACCCTAGAAGCTAGACAGTGGTCATTAGATAACTTCGGTCAACTATTGATTGCTACAGTTTTAAATGGAGGAGCTTTTGAATGGAGCCCTACCTCTGGTGTATCTACAAGAGCCACAGCCATAACTGGTGCTCCGACTGCATCCAGACTAAGTTTGGTTTCTACACCAGACAGACACGTATTATTTTTTGGCACTGAGTCAACAATTGGTTCCACTAACTCACAAGATGATTTATTACTTAGATTTTCAAATCAGGAAGATAGAAACACATATCAACCAACAGCAGAAAATACTGCTGGTTCTTTACGCATTGCTGACGGATCACGGATCGTGGCCGCAGAGCGATCAAGAGGTCAAATATTGGTGTGGACAGACACATCATTACACTCTTTACAATTTATTGGGCCACCTTTTACTTTTGGTTTAAGACAATTAGGTCAGAATTGTGGGATTGTAGGTAGTCATGCGGGTGTTGACATTAACGGTATTAGTTATTGGATGTCACAAGATTCATTTTTCTTATTTGATGGTTCTGTTAAAAAACTACCTTGCACTGTTGAGCAATTTGTTTTTAACAATATAAATGTGACTGGATCAGAAAACGCCTTTGCAGGACATAATGGTGAGTTTAATGAGATTATGTGGTTTTATCCTAGAACAGGATCTGACCAAATTAATGCTATAGTTGCTTATAACTATTTAGAGCAAACATGGTGGACTGGCACTTTATCAAGAACAACATGGATTGACAGAGAAGTATATGATAACCCTATAGCGACAGAATACAGTTCTACAGCCACCGCTAACAACGAAGTTATAAGTGGATTAAGTAATGGTGCTTCATCAGTGTTTTTACACGAAACAGGTAACAATGGAGACGGTCAAGCGATCACGGCTTTTGTTAAGTCTGGTGTTGTGCAAATAGGTGAGGGTAATGAATTTTCTTTTGTATCAAAACTAATACCTGATATAGAGGATCAAGAAGGCACATTAAATGCTAAATTAGAATTTAAGAATTATCCAAACAATAGCACAAGTGTAACAAAAACAGTTACCTTTCAAGATAACACAGACTTTGTGAGTCTACGTGGTAGAGGTAGAGAGTTTACCGTCAATGTTGTTTCTAATACAACAGGGACTGCCTGGAGATTAGGCACACAAAGATTTGATATACAACCAGATGGTAGAAGATAGACTTATACAACAACTAAAAATTCAAGAAATGTCTATTACTGAAGACACTATCTTAGAAAGGTTGTTAGATAGATATCGTTGGCCCAAATTTAAACCAAATAATCTTCAACCTAGTGTAGAAGCAATCTTAGAAGACGGAAGTAAACATCAAAATTTTTTTGATGAGGATAACTATTTAAATTCTTTAGATTGTATTAAATGTTATGAAGAAGGGTATGCCCTAATACTTTCTAATACAGGAGGTCTGTGTAAAGACCTTTGGCTTATTCAACAAGTTTTAAATCAAACTTATCAAAAACACATTAATTGTAATCTATACTTCGGTAATGGTAAAAAATCAGTTTCTTTTGACAAACACAATCACGAATATCCTGTTATTGTTAAAAATATTTATGGCACATCTAAGTGGATAATTGATGGAAAAGAAGTTATTTTAAAAGATCAAGATGTAATTTGGTTTGATAAGGGCATAGATCATCAAGTAATAGAAATAAGTGATGCAAAATTATCTTTGACATGTAATATCGAATAATGGCAAAACTAACATTACAAAGATTTCCTGATCCTAGACCTGAGTATGATGCTCAACAGTCTGCTGAGTTGATAAGACAACTTGAAGAACTAGTTCAACAATTGAACACTCAATATACACAGGATACACAGGAAGAGTCTACCAGAAGGAGTTGGTTTTTTTCTAATGGCTGATGTATTTAAAAGATTTATAACAAACGTAACTACAACAGACTTAACAACTGTGTTTACTGTGCCCACTGCAAACGTAGCTGCTACACCGCCTGTTCCTGTATCAACTTTTATTGTTAAAACTATCAACACACATAACTACGATGGTTCTAATGCAGTTACAGTAAATGTAGACCACAATGACGGCAGTGCTGACTTTCAAATATTTCAAGTTGACGTAGCGGCCTCTAACACAAATACCATAAGCACTAGCATGGTGTACCAAGAGGGTGATTCTATGAAGGTTCAAGCAAATGCTGCTTCTAGAGCTATGATTGAGGTATCTATATTAGAGGTAAAACAACAACAATAATGTATGTAATAGCAGACGTGCCTAAAGAAATATTAAGTATCTTAGATGGTGTTATTGAAGAAAAAGGTTTATCGCCTTTGAATCAAGACCTCGCCGGCAACATTAAACATGAGTATGCCATACCAAAAGGTAAAGCTGCAGTCTCACCCATGTTAATGCAAATGATAATAAAGCATCAAGAAAAATATCCAAATTATTTTAAAAAAGCACACTCCACAATAAACTATAAAGCTTGTGAAATTGAGCTATTTAATCTGTGGGTAAACTTTCAAAAAAAATATGAGTTTAATCCAATGCATGTGCATGATGGTTTGTATAGTTTTGTGATATGGCACAAGGTGCCCTACACTATGAAAGATGAAAAAGAAAGATTAGCTAGCATGATGGATAATGATTTTAGAGCAGGTATGTTTGCTTTCTTTTTTTCTGATCCGTCAGGTAGAATTACACAAGAGGCTTTACACGTTGATAATAGCTGGGAGGGTAAAGTGGCTCTTTTTCCGGCTAATTTAAATCATTGTGTCTATCCTTTTTACACGTCTGATGAGTACAGAATATCCATCTCTGGCAACCTTGGTTTTAAGATATAAACCTATTGATTTCCTAGTTTTTCGCCTATAAAACTATATTATGGCGAAAATTGTAGATGAACCAAAGCTTCTACGGTACGATATGCTAGATGGGAAGAAAATACCCGTCTACAGTGCTAAAGTAGAAACAACCGTAATAAACACAAAAACAGGTCAAGAATATAACTCACATGAGGAGTGTCAAGCAGACATCGATGACCCAAACACAGAAACCACAGAGGCAGATATTAGAAGAG